AATGAAGCAAATACGTCTTACCAATCATTTCGACCATTGTTTAGCACATTTATCAACTATGGATGTAACCACCTTAGTAAATAATTTTAAGGAGGAAGGAAAATTACATTACTTAATAGACAGACGACGACCACGCTCCCACGGCGACGAAGATAGTTTTCTATATAGTAATTGGGGACTAAACTCGGACAAACCAGCTGTATTTTATAATAAAGAACTTTATAATGTTATATGTCAATATAATTTTGTAAAATCATATAGCGGTCTAACAGATATTAAATTATTTAAGGGGGTAAACGGATGGCATGGATTAGTATCATCATTTCCAAATTCAATTGATACTGATCTAATAATAAAACAATTATTATTTGAACATTTACAAAATACAATGTCTTGTTTGACACAATATTCAGAGTCAGACCAATTTAATGATTATACGCGATGCTTGAATAGAATTATGTTATTACGTCGGAAATGACGAGTTGATTAGCGTGTTGGCTCATTCGCATTTCCCCATATTTTATTATTTACCGGGAATTTATTTCCGCTTGTAGCATACGTTAATCTTGTTCTGGGATAATTTACCGGCAACCCGTCATTATAACATAAATAAATAATAGGTCCAGGTACATCCGAATCAGATGTCGGAAAACATTGTTGATTTGCAGTTACACTATAAATTTCACCGGTACATATATTTTCTGTAGTTGTACATATCAATGTCCCTCCATCCGGAATGACAATTGGGATTACGGGAAAAGGTATAGCTAGTGCAGGTAATACGGGTCCAGATGAACCGGGAATTGGCGGTTTTGGTGGAATTATTGGGCTTGATGGGCCTATTATTGTATTTTGGGGCAACGAATTGAATATTGGGAATAATGGAAATGAACATGTTAATGGATCTAGTGTTGGAGTAGGAATTCCATTAATAATGGCGACATTTGTATAATTAACCCGTTGTAAACTTTTTGTATTTGGACTGGTCGCGGATTGAGTTTGTGTTGCCCATGTCGTATTACGATTTGTCCAATTTCCTCGCGCAATTTGACTATATCTTTGTTGTTTTGTAATATTTGCGCTATTTTTTTTATATTGAAGAATATTTCCTTTATATAACATCGCCACTGTTTCTTGTTGTTGCCGTTGTTGTAGTAGTGGAAGCGTCAATTCGTATGCGCATCTATTTTCATAACGATACCATAATTTAGGTGGCACGGGATTATAATTTTGTCCTAGACATGACATTGATTATGTTGGGTTTTGAGATAGCAATTATAATATATTATTATATATAATAATAATAATTATAATAATTATAATAATAATAATAATGAAGACAACTATATTTGTTGGCGGCGACGTATTAAAAAACAAAGCATTTAAGCATATATTAAGTATTGGATTTGAGATTGAGACGGTTCAATTAATTAAATTAACTAAAATTACATTACCGTCATCGGGAGCTACTATATTATTAAATACAGATAGTTCACAAAAAGATATAGATTCTATAAGCGACGGAACAAATACCGGCGAAAACAGCGAATTAAGACGACAAGAAACATTTAAATTGAATATAGGTAAAGACGCATCATTTCATATTACAAATGATATGTCGGCTACACCATTTACTAAAAGATTATTACATAAATGTCGCGATTCTAGTAATCACAAGAATAAGTTATATAAATTTGTAATAGACGATCAACATGAATCGTACGACATACATTTTCTCATGGATGAGGCGAATATGGGTTGTTCTATTTTTTCTGATGTTGAATGGGTTGCGACATATTATAAACCCAAACTACATTCAAATATTATTATGGAAACCTTTTCAAATGCGATAAAAACGTTATTAGCGCATTTAGATGCATTAAAACCAACTCCTGGTGAATTTATTTTAAAAAGCGATTCTTCGGAAATAGAAGATGAAAATATAGGAAAGTATAATTTGTATCATATGCCAGATTCCAACTTGTATTATTTAAAAACAAATGACGGTGGCATTGATACCGTTTATACAACCATTCAAATGACCTTTTCTGCTCACGTTTCAAACATTTTTTTTATTATGAAACAATTGACCGAAGATACCATACAATTATATCCAACCTTGACTGAAATGACAAAAATTAATTTATCGGCATTAAATAATATTCAAAGTTGTGTGGAACATTTAATAAAAGGATATAACGAAAAAGCTAGTTCAACTGGATTTAAAATACCTACGACTAATAAGTCTGCAAGAGATAAATTATTAATTAGAGAAATATACAATTATATCTCATTAATATTGTATAAACTATATGTTTATTATAACAAATATCGACCACGTAAAATCAAAGATTATTTTAAAAATACACTTTCGCTGAATGTTAGACACAGTAATTATGATTTATATGCGGAATTAAAAGGCCGATTGAGTATATTATTTGATGTGAAATTATTCGGTAAATCCGGGCCTGAAAAAAATGAAATTCTATCCGATATTATTAAAGCCATTTTTATACAAGAACCAATATTATTAAAATATTTATTATTACAACCAGATTTTGTTAGAAAAAACGGATTTAATAACAAGGGGAGATTAGACGAAGATGATCGTAATTACGGCGACCCATATTATTCATTAGTTTCCTATTTCGATTTTTTTGAAAACCCAACTTCGGTTAATCATGATGGTAAAGAACTAATATATACATCAGATTGGTTCGAATATAAACAAATAGATTCCAATTCTACGCGAATGGATATTAAAAAAAATGTTGTTTTAATTGAATTTAGAAGTTTTCCTAAAATGATTTATAATGCAGTAGCTAGTATTTTAAGCAAAGAAGAACGAGCAGAAATGGATGAATTGGGAAAGGTTGTATTATCTGTTAAAACGCTTAAACAATTTATTAAAAGATATTCACACATGCATAGACTTAAAGATGTAAAAGTACCTACCCCTGTTACCAATACCACAATCAAAGAAAAAATGTTAGTAAAATCAGTATCCAATACCCGACGTAAATATACCTCGACCAATAAATCAAAAACGCATAAATTTAGCCGCCATAATATAGAAAACCCATAGGATTATCCCGTTGAAGTCTTGGTGGTATATTTTATGATAATAATGATCATAAAATATGTATACGTTGGATTATTGCATAGATTGATTAGATCCATAAAAATACCACCTCAACGATAAATAATTGGAATTTTTCATAGTTGTAGACGACATGGTATTTGCCATTTTTGTATTGGGTCCCATTTTAGATATATTTTGTATTTCGGTTGTTCCTAAAGCATAATCATAATACCATAAATTAGATATATTTCCAGAAAACCCGCCATTCATCGCAACGTAAACATCTCCATAATTTTGTTTAGGAACACCAATTAATTGCATACTTTTGGTAACTGTGCCATTAATGTAAATATCCAAATCCGTATTTCTGCATCGAATAATTACGTTTACCCATTTATTAAGTGGAATATCGGTTATAATTATTTCTTCGTTAATAACTTGATATGTATTCATAATCACAGTCAACGCGTTTGTATTTGGATTTATGTATAGACCCGGCGCATTATTCGGAAAATTTAACCCGGTTGATCCCGCTGTTGTGGAAATATCGTTATTTCCTTTATGAAACACGTGTTTATATTGTCCAGATAAATATTGCAAATCGTCGATAAATATCCACACCGACCATGAAAATTCTATCCCATTAGGACCATTTACCGATCGCGAAATTGGTACTGCTCCAGTAGTTTGTGGATTTTGAGGAATAATTATCATTTGTTTTGCATCTATCATGCCCTCAATTAAATGTGGAGTTGTCGTATTATTAAAAAACCACGCCAATACATTAATCAACAATTGTAAAATGATTATAAAAAGAAAAACGGCTAATAATAAAAATGATATTTTTGCGACTAAACTGTTTGAATTTATAAAATCGGTTATACCAGATCCTCTTGGTTTTCCTAATAACGAAGAGGTGCGTTCTGAAGATGATGATGGGCTATAAGACGATGATGGGCTATAAGACGATGATGGGCTATAAGACGATGATGGGCTATAAGACGATGATGAGGATGAAGACGACGTGGGCGACGTGGACGGCTCATACAATGATGGCGGGGTGATTGATGAGGATGCCGACGTTGATGCCGGTTTTCCAAAATAATCCATTGTTTTTTAATATTAGTTTGTTTTATTATACTTAATATAATAAAATATTAAAATCTATCGGTTTGACTAAATAGTCAATACTGTATCTTGAGTTGTACCTTCTAAAACACTTACTTGGATTTTATATTTTCCGAATATATTAGATAAGAAACTTTGACCATATCCTTGTTGATATATATTCCACGCGGTTTGAGGATCGGTTGCACTGGCAAAATATTGAAATTTCGATGTCCATCCCGAAAATCCTCCTGTAGTACTCGACGACGATGCGGAACCGGGTGGGGTTATATATACATTTGAATCCGAATTTACATTTGCGGTTCCTGGTAATAAACATGTCTTCACTAATTTACCATCTATATACACATCTAAAGTTCTACCGTACACACTTATCAATAGATTTACCCATTTTTGAATTGGGATATTTGACACTGCGCATGTATGTATAGTGGATGAAGAGGCTGTGCTATAACATGTTAATGAAATAGCTAAATTATTCTGTACTGCGCCTAATACTACTACTGGACACGGATCCGATCCGGCAATACCCGGCACCGAACCAGATGTCGAGGTAGCACTTGGGGCACCCATACGACCATAAATCACTTTAGGTTCACCGTATCTATAATTCCAATCGTTAATGTAAAACCATATTGAATAAGTAAAATTACTACTAGATACGCCATTTGCTAAACTTGACGATGGAATGGTTTGCATAGTTGTGCCAGATTGTAATCCGGACAATGTATTGATGTCAGTTGTTACATACCGAATAACAATGTACAATAAAATAATAATAACGATGGCCAGAATAATATTCTTAATATTCATTTTATAGTTTAGTTTAGTTTATATATTAGTGTGAATAAAATAAAATAAAAGTAGGCATTGATTGATTTTGTTATTCCATAGTATTATTCCATAGTATTATTCCATGGTATTATTCCATAGTATTCAACTTGTTGTTTATTTTATCGACTAATTTGGCATCAACTTCGCTAGTTGTGGGGATTTGATTGTAAGCCGATCTTCCATGTTTGAAATACCATTCAAGTGATAAATAATTCGGACCTTCTGCATTTAGATTTGGTGGTTCTATATACGGCAATACATTATTCGAAACATCCACAATCGCGCCTCCTACTGGGGCTATAATTGCCGTATCCAAATTACCTAAAGAAAAATCAAGGTTAATATTTAAATCTTTTGCGATATTTGTAAGTGTTACATTTGTATCCACAATGGTAGGCGGTGTTTTATCCTTAACTGTATTGTATAAATAATAGATTTGTTTAATATCTAAACTTTTCTCAAAATAATTTACATTACATATTCCGCCATGAATTCCGTTATTTGTACCAATAGTTAATGAATCTAATGACATATACGGCACAACTTCAATCACCGTTTTAACTAATTCTCCATTATAGAATATATCTAATGTCCCGCCATTATAATTAATTATTATATTGTTCCATTTTTGTAATAAAACACGAGGATTACTATACACGATTATATTTCCGTCGTCATCTAATTCCGGCAATTTATGTTTATCTTTAGACGATGTTGTAGCAGTAGTAGACGATGCGGACCCCGTGGTTCCTGGCGGAGGCATTGTAATGCGTAATGTATTTTCACTTGCATTATACGAAATATTGGGTTTACCGCCATAATTTAATAGGGATGTATACGATTTATATGATGTATCTGTATTCGGTGTAGCTGCATCAATGAATACCCAGCACGAAATGGCATATTGATAATCAAATGTCGGATCTAATGTAGTTACACTATTTAATGATTGATATGAACCAATGGTTTGTTCGGTATTAAGATAAACGGGTTGATTTATCAATAATTTCCCACCTTGTTCCGTAAACCATTGCTGAATATACGGCCATATAAAAAATCCAATATACGCCATTATAATTACAACCAATAAAATGATATATGCGTACGGCGATTCCGGAGTTCCCATTGAAAATGTATCCGGAGCAAGTCGCGGAAGACGAAGATTTGAGATGGATCTTGGTAAATGTGGGCCATTTTTCGGCATGGCGGGTAAATGCGATTTGACGGCATTAAGCCCCGAAACAAGGTTGTCGAGTACTATCACGACTATACACGGAATATAGAGGACGACATCAA